ACAAGGCCAAGTACTCGGCGTACTGACGGGAGTTTAGGAACCACAGCATGCCCCATGCATCGGGCTTTCTCGTTTCCATCGGAACCTCCTGGTTCGCTGTGTTGGGTGAGAGCTTCACAGCCTACCAGCGGGGTTCCGACCCGAACAAACCGGCTCATGCGGACACCTTGTCCAGCTGAACCTCGAAGGAACGCATCACTGGGCCATCCCATTCGGTGCTGATGATTTCCACGCGGGCCAGGTCGGCCTGCTGCTGTAGATGAACCGCCACTGCCTTCCGCATTGCTGGAGTCAACGAGAAGAGCAGGGCGTTGAGTTGGGCCTGCAGGGCCAGGACTTGGCCTTGTAGCTGATGGATTGAGGGTTGGCGCATGGGGGACTCCCTGTCGGCTGATCCGTTGATGACAGATTGCCAGCGCCTAGGCGAGGGCTCCACGAGAAAACAGGGGAGGTTTCCCGAAATGGAAGAGTTCCACCGCGCACTTCACGACACCGTTCTGGAAGCGGGCCCCAAGACTCTGGCTCACCTGATGGGCATGAGCCACACCAGCCTGCTGAACCGCAGCAATCCGAACGACGACACCCACCGCCTGAACATCGAGCAGTTCCTGCAGATCCTCGTGCACAGCAATGACGTGCGTGCTCTACGAGTTCTGGCTGGGGAGATGGGATTCGAACTGGTGCCCCGGAAAGTTCAGCCGTCCGGTTGCCTGACCCAGGCAACTCTCAGCATGGCGTCCGAAGCGGCTGATGTGACAAAGGCAGCTATCGACGCCATGGGTGACGGCGTGATCACCCGCATGGAGGTGGGGCGTATCGAGCGTGAAGGGGAAGAGGCGAAGAACAAGATCGACGTGGTGATTGCCACGGCGAAAGCCAAGGTCGGCTCTCACTGACCAGAAAGGACGAAGCCCGGCGGAGTGGGGACTCAGGACCGGGCTTCATACACAGGAGGAGGCAGTATGCACATGCAGAGCACCACCATCAATCCCGCGCCACGTTTTCCCGAATCGCAAAACGTGGCGCAAGCAACCATGAGCTCCCGCGAGATCGCCGAACTGACGGGCAAGCAGCACAAGAACGTCATCCGTGACATTCGCGAGATGCTGGAGGCCCTCGTGAAAGATGGCTCAGATGTGAGCCATGCCCTGATGGACCTGGACTCCCGCGGCTACACCAGCAATATCCACCTCAACCGCGAGCTGACCGAGACGCTTATCACCGGCTACAGCATCCCGCTGCGCCATCGGGTAATCCGTCGGCTGCACGAGCTCGAGGGTCGCACCATCGGCACGATCGCCACGCCTCAGTCCCTGCCCGAGGCGCTGCGCCTTGCCGCCGACCTGGCCGAGCAGATCGCCGAACAGGCGCCCAAGGTCGCCGCGCTGGAGCGCCTGCAGGGCGCGGCCGGCACCCTGTGCCTAACCGACGCTGCCAAGCACCTGGGCATCCCGCGCCATCGACTGATGGACTGGCTCCAGCAGAACCGCTGGATGTACCGCCGCGCCGGTACCAGGCCCTGGATCGCCTACCAGCCCCGCCTCGAGGCCGGCCTAGTGAAGAACAAGGTCACCGTCATCGGCACCACTGACGAAGGCGACGAGCGCTGCGCTTCGCAATTCCGCATTACCGCCAAGGGCTTGGCCCTGCTGGCGCAGAAGATCGCGCAGGGGGTGTTGTGATGGCTGGTGACTGGATCAAGATGCGCACCGCCCTGGCCGACGACCCCGCGGTGATCTGCATGGCGGATCGCCTGGGCATGGACGAGTTCTCCGTGGTGGGTCGCCTGCACCATCTGTGGAGTTGGGCCGACAAGCAGTCACGCGATGGTCACGCTGATGGCGTGACAGGAAAGTGGATTGACCGTTACGTGCAGTGTGACGGGTTCGCTCAGTGCTTGGTGTCGGTCGGTTGGCTGGTGCTGGGTGAGAGCGGAATCGAGTTCCCCAACTTCGACCGTCACAACGGTGAAACCGCCAAGGCGCGCGGGCTGGCGACGAATCGTCAGCAAAAGAAACGGGCAGGTGTCACGCCCCCAAAGGAACAACCGTCACGCAACCAGCGTGACAGCAGCGTGACCAGAGAAGAGAAGAGTAATAACTCTCTCTCTGATGCGCCCGAGCCTGTTACCGATGGCGCCCCCTTCGAGATGTTCCTGGAGTGGACGCCCGAAGAGCGCAAGCTGAAGGCCATGGCCTTCCGTGCCGGCCTGCCCATGGAAATGTTCACCCCCGAAGGCATCGCCGGTTTCGTGATCCACCACACCGCGACTCACGTCCCAAAGACCGAGGACGAGTGGCTGGCCGCCCTGGTCGTTTGGCGAGTTCGTGACAAGGCCAACGCTGCCAAGGTCATGCCGCTGCGCACTGCTAAACCTGCCGCCGCCGATGTCGACTTCGAAACCAATGGTTGGCTTGCCGGGAGTACGCACTGATGGACCGCGTTCAAGACGTCGCCACCCGCGTAGCAGGTCGCCCGATGGCGCCCGCCGTGCCCGACCTGGGCACCCTTTCCGCTGATGCCCGTACTGCCGTCGAGGAGTTGATCAACCGGCTGTTCCGCGAGATCCGTACCGCACGCCCAGCATGGCGTCAGGCCTGGCCATCGACCGAGGTACTCGAAGCCTCGAAGAAGACCTGGATCACGGCCTTCCTGGAAGCCGGCATCACCGATTGGGACAGCCAGATCGCGTTCGGCCTGCAGGCGCTGCGTGGCGAGCCGAGCGACTTCGTTCCGGCCCCGGGCAAGTTCGTCACCTGGTGCCAGCCGACTCCCCAGGCCCTCGGCCTTCCCTCGCTGGAGGCGGCGTATTCCGAGGCGCTTCAGAAGACTCACCCGAGCATGGCTGGCGTTGCGCGTTGGAGCTGCCCTGCGGTTTACCACGCCGCCGCCCGTGCTGGTTTCAGCACCCTGCAGCAACTCGGGCGCGCCGATGGCCTGACCCTGCTGGAGCAGAAGTACGTGCTGATCCGTCGTGCCCTGGCGCGCGGCGAGCAGCTGCCGCCCGTGCCGGTCGCTGCCCTGCCTTCGAAACCGAGCAGCACCCCCGGGGTGGGCAACGACGCCCTTGCCGCAATCCGCAACCGCATTGGAGGTCGCCGTGGCTGAACAACCGAAATGGCGCGAGAAGCGCGACCGCGACAACAAGGTCATTCCGGGCTGCTGGGTGACCGACACCGGCTACACCGTTGCGATGTGCCGGCTGCCCGATCATCGCTACACCATCACTCGCCCTGGCGGCGCCGCGCCGTTCGCCTACACCGGGAAGAGCGAGGACATCGTGCCGCTGATCAAGGCTGACATGGAAGCCAGTGGGGTGATTGCATGATGCAGGGTCGAAACGTCTCCCAGGCTCAGAAGGATTGGCACCACCTGCTGGTCAATGGCGTTGGCTGCATCGCCTGCCGCGTTGACTCCGGCGACTTCAACGACTTCTGCAGCATCCACCACATCGACGGCCGTACCAAGCCGCACGCGCACTGGAACGTCTTGCCGCTGTGTGCCGCGCACCACCAGACCGGCGGCGAGGGTGTGGCGCTGCACCACAACAAGGCCCGTTTCGAGAAGCGCTTCGGGACACAACGCGAACTGCTGGAGCGCTGCATGCAGATCTTGGCGGAGGGCGGCCACGACATACCTGCGGGCTTCCTGGCCTGGCACGATGGGGAGGGCATCGAAGCATGATTACGCGCCGTTCCTTCCTGAAGCTCCTCGGCCTTGCCGCCGCTGCTGGCGCTGTCATTCCGGCCCTGGACATGGGCCGCGCGCCCTACGTCCATGCTGGCGAGATTGTGAGTTGGATCGGGCACTGTCCGCATCCTGACGCTTTCATCGGTGGCAAGTCTGTTCATGAAGTTCTGCCCTGGGATGGCGTTGGATATCCGGTCCTGGTCTGGAACAACGCCTTCGGCAAGCATCGTGCACTGGAGCGCTACTACGACGTGGACCTGGCGGACTTCAATCGCGAGATCCCGCGCAATTTCTGGCACAACCCGGCGAATCGCCGCTTCCCGAACGTACACACCTGGTTGCGCATGCAGCGCTACGGCGAATCGATCGAGGCTGCTGTCCGCCACCTGAACTTCGTGGGTGTATCGGTATGAGTGCCCGAGGTAGCCTGCGTACCGTTGGCCAGGTGGTGACCTGGTGGGTGGACCGGATCGAGCAGAACCGCACCGTCTCCAAGAGCCACCGCATGACCATGGGCAGCCTGGTACGCCGTCACCTGGTACCGCGCCTGGGCAACCTGTCGGTGAAGAACCTGACCCGCGCCGTGGTGGACGACAAGCTGGTTTGGCCGCTGCAGCAAACCTTGTCGCCGCATACCGTGCACAAGGTGCTGCAGGGACTTCAGCAGGCGCTGGCGCTGGCCGAGAAGCAAGGCCGAATCGCCGCCAACCCGCTGGCGTCGGTGAGCTGGAAGGACTTCTGGACCGGGAAACTCCCGCCCAGGCCCGCCGGGCTGCATCCCATCGACGCCGAAGGCCTGCTCACCACGCTGAGCGCCGCCTTCGAGAAGGACCCCGTTGCCGGCCTGCTGCCGCTGATGATGTTGGCCCACGGCACGCGCATCGGAGAAACCAGCCAGGCCCAATGGCGGCACATCAGCCTGAGCGAGCGCGTGTGGGTGCTGCCTGCTGAGAACACCAAGACCGGGCAGAGCCTGGTGGTGCCCCTAACTGAACAGGTCTGCGCCTTGCTCGATCGCTACCGCCAGCTGCAACACCCGGCACGGCAGGGCAGCCCCTGGGTGTTCGCCATGCAGGGCGGCAAGCCCCTGTCGGAAGCGGTCGCCTCCTCGCTGATCCGGACCATCAGTCAGCGGCAGTGGAAGAGCCACGACCTGCGCAAGCTGGCCCGCACCGTCTGGGCGGACATCGGCATCGACTTCCTGGTGGGTGAACTGCTGCTCAACCACTCGATTGGCAAGGTGCCCAGCACCTACATCAAGGCCACTGTCGACCTGCAGCGCCGCGAGGCCCTGGAGCGCTGGCATGCCTGGCTGGATCAGCGCGGATTTGCGGCGGCCCACCTGCTGAAAAGTGGCGAAAGTGCATTTTCTGAAAACCGGGTCTGCGCCTAGTGCGCCGGGGCCTGCGGATGAATCGCAATTTTCTAATAGAGGTAGATGAAATGAAGGGGATGAAGGCGAATTTCGGTGTCATGGCCAAGCCTCGCCGCATGCCTTCGGTCGACTACGAAGGGAGCGAGCAGGCCACCCTGTTCAAGTGGCTGCAGCTTGCGCACCCGAAGGCCGCGCGCCTGGCCTACCACGTCCCGAATGGCGGGCACCGGGTCAAGGCAGTGGCTTCCAAGCTGAAAGCCCAGGGCGTGAAGGCGGGTGTCAGCGACATCGTTCTGCCGATGGCCCGTGGTGGCTATTTCGGTCTGTACATCGAGTTCAAGGCCACCCCTCCGAACGATGCAGTGGTGAGTGACAGCCAGCAGGCCTTCCTGATGGGGGTCGAGTTGGAGGGCTACATGGCCCTGGTGTGCCGAGGGATCAATGAGGCCATGGAGGTAATCAACGGCTACATGGCGCTGTCGCCCACCCAGGTGGTGCGGGTGTGATCGGGAAGAAGCATGGTCCCGCCCGCCGTCTCGAAGTTCGAGCGCTGGGCCCGTGCCCAGGGTGCGAAGGGAAGGGAGTGATCAAGGGTGTCTTCTACGAGATGCCCTGCGATCCCTGCAATGGAGCCGGGATCGTGGATGCAAAGACCGGCGAGCGCATCGAGCTCGCAGAGCTGGTGGTTCAGCTGCGGCTGCGACTGACCAGGGCGAACACCGACAACCAGGCGCTACAGGCAGCGCTGGAGAAAGCCGGGCTCTGGCCACTGACCGGCCCGGCTGACGATTACGCAGGGAACAACCGCCGCGGTGCTGGCGGATCACACTACACCGGGGACTGAGGGGGTGACCATGAAGATCGAGGCCATTGAGTTTTTGATGGAGCAATACGGACTGTGGGTATGGCGGGACAATGGTGTGCCGCGCTGCTCGTCGCCGCTGCTCGCCCTGATGCTGCGCAATCCGGCCAACCATAAACGCTACAGCTCCCCAGCGCCGATCATCAGCGACGACCGTGCGCTGCTGGTCGACTCGTTTCTATCCAGCCTGGTAAAGAAGGACCCGGAGGCCGTGGAAAGCATGACCCTCTACTTCGTCCATGGGCTGACCTACCGTGAGGTGGGAGGGCAGATGGGCAAGAGCTACGCCGATGCGAGGATGCTGGTTCGCGCGGGCCTGTCGGCCATCACCGCCTGCTTCCTAATGCAGGAGCGCCAGGTGGCCTGAATAAATATCCAGCCTGGACGTATTGACAGTGATAATCCGTCTCCCTACAGTTTGATGCAACTTGCGGTTTTGCCGCTTCGGCGACTCGCAGCACCACCCAAAGCCCGGCCATTGAGCCGGGCTTTTTCGTTTCCGCATTGCCAGGGCTGGCTGCAGCTCCGGAGGTGCCCTTGAGGACACAATTCATGACCGAGCCGGCTACCACTGCCGCTGGCGGCTTTGCCCTGTTCAAGCTGCTGAGCCTTGTGCTGGGCGTGCCGCTCGCCGTCGCTGTAGTGATGATCATGGCTCGCCCCCGCAGCTCACGTGAGTGGGCCGTAGCCCTGATCTCGACTGTCGTCGTGTCCATTGGTGGCGGCGCGGCGGTGATCCAGTACTTCGGCCTGCACGAATGGGCGGCCACCTTTGATGGTTCGATGGCCCTGGCCAGTCTGCACTTCACCTGCGGGTTGCCC